ATTTAAAAGGTAAAATATTACCATCATTACTTTCTAATCTCATAATAGCTTCTACATTTTTAGGGTCACATAAATCATACACTAAAAACTCATCACATATTTCTTCTGGGGTAAAATATTCATGTTTTTTTATATCTACTATTCTGACATAGTATCCTTCTTCTTTTAATCGTTTAGCTAAATGACCTCCTATAAAGCCACCACCACCTAATACTAATGCGGTTTTTTTCATAATAAATCGTATAAATTATTTTGTCTTTCTTGTCTCTCAATTTGTTTTGGATGATACAAACAATAATCATCTTCTAATGGTAAAGTAGCCCAAGTGTTATGACCCATTAATACCTCATGTACTTTATTACCCCAATTAATTTTAGGTGAGTTTTGAAGTATACGTGGTTGCAGATCTGGGAAATTAACCCATCCTTTTTCATTTACATTCCATCTCCATTTTTGGATGTGTTCTTGAGTTAATCCTTCTACAGTATTAATTCTAGGAAGTAAAAATACATCAGTTGTTGGATTATCTTGTAATATTAAGTGTAAATTTTGTAGAAACTCAATTTTTATATACTCATCGGCATCAATTTGGAAAATCCATTCTCCAGTACAATATTTTTTTAGATTGTTTTTAAAGGTTGCAAAATTGCCTTTTAATGGAAATTCTATAACACTTATTCTACCGTGAAATTGATCTAATACTTGATATACTTCAGGTGTAGTATTACCTTGATCGCATTGAACTACTATTTCATCCTCATCTCTTTTATTAGTGACGAGGATGCTTAGTAATCTCATTAATTCTTCATGTTCATTACAAACAGGAATCGCATAACTTATTCTCATATTTTTTTAATTATAAAAACCTATATAATCTAAGGCTTCAATAAAATCATTTTGTGGATAATTCTTTAAAGACTTAATATCAGTTTTGTGGGTATAGTATTCTTCAGTACCAGGTATTTTAAATTTACCTTTTTCTTCTTCGCTTACTTCAACAGCCTTTACTCCAGCCCATGTCCAATCATCTTTGGTTTTTCCGTTGGCAAATACCGTTCCTTTATCCTGAATATTAATGGTTATTGGGTACCACACTCGTTTTTCTGAATCTACATTTTTAAGATCTTTATAAAGTTCGGGTAATGTTTCTTCATAAGTATCAAAGTCAAATTCACTTTCTTTCATTAAATCATTTGTTTGAAAACCACATCCAAAACAGAAATAACTGTTTTTTACTTCGTTTACAGGAGTGACATAACAAGCATCACTCCCGCAACGTGGGCATATAGATAATTTATCTTTCATTTTATTCTACTTTTTTTAATTTAGGTAACTCAATTTTCTTAAGCTGTGGTAGTTTTAATTGAACTTGCTTAGGAAACTCAGGTACATTAGCAGTTAGTACTGTATCTAGTTTTTCTTGCATCTTTTCAAATGAGAAATTAGTTTTACAGTAGTGAGCTAAACGTTTCCCATTATCTTGATACTTTTTATAATTTTCAAAATAATCCTTTAATAAACCACCAGCAAATCCATAATCAACTGTAAACCATTGAGATCCTTCAATTAACATATCAGGTACTTGGGCTGATGGATGAATATTAGTTAAAGTACCAGGTATTAATGAAGTGAATTCAGGATTTAAGAAATCTAATTGCCCACTCCAATTTGAAGCTATTACTGGTTTTTTGGTTTGAGTAAATTCAAGTAATGGTCTACCAAATCCTTCTCCTTTAGTGAAACTAACCATTGCTTTTATTTTAGAATGGTTATATAATTGGTTCATTTCATCATCTGAAATTTCACCATGGAATAGATAGATATTAGGTAAATTTTTAGTAGGCATAGATTGTCTTATAATATCTATTTTTTTCAAGATATTATCTCTGTCTATAATACTAGTAGGACCGGACATAGTTTTTAATATAAGAGCAGGTTTCTTAGATTTATTTTTAAATGCTTCTAAAAACATTCTAACTAATCCTCCTACATCTTTTCTGTCTTGACCCCATTCTCCTTGAAGCCAATGACCAGCAAATAGAAAAGCAAAATCTTCTTTTACATTATCTAGAGCGTTTTTAATCTCAGAATCTTTAGGTAAAGGTGATTGAAAGTACTTAGTAATATCTACTCCTTCAAATAATACTTCTACAGGTGCTGTTAATTCTACAGTACCAACAACTTGTCTAGTTTTTTCATCTTGTTTTTGAAATTTACTTTCTTGGAATACTTTTTTAGCGTGTTCTGAAGATACTAAATTTAGATTCATTCGATTTAAACCTTCAATCCATTGTGGAGCACAGATTGTGGTTTCAATACCTGCAGTAATTCCAATATTATATTTTCCAACTGCTTGAAATTCATTAGGTACTGTAATTTGAGCCCAAATATCAGGTTGTTGAGTCATTTGACCTTGCATAATATGAGATTGTAAGAATCCCCATTCTTCTTGATGATGTTCAATAAATCCCCAAGGTGTATTCCCCCAACGTTGTGGTAATATTTTAACGTCGTACTTATCAAGATTAATTAACGCTTTAACTAAATCCCTACTACGAGAACCATATCCACTGTAAGTGTCAATTGGACAACTTATTACAAATGTATTTTTCATATAATCTTATTAATACGTTAATTTATGAACTAATTCTAGGGGCTCCAAATCTTCTACCATAAAGAATTCAAATGGTTTTTTAGGTGTAAATTTCTCTAATGTTAAATCAATATCCTTAATTACATTATTGCACATCATGCGAGCAGACATTCCTGATTCATCTGAAGTTACCCATTCTCTAGCTGCTTTACCATTCTCTTCTCTTTCTTCAGGAGATAATTCATAAGCTTGTTGAATAGCATTAGCTAAATCTCTAAAGTCTAATCTATCATCCCAAATATAAGGTGTTGTAGGTGAACCTACTAATGACATGTTATTTGGAAATACTGGTATAGCCCATTTACCATGTTTCTTATAAGTACCGAAGTGATTTGAAGGGAATTCAGGTGTGAAATCAATCCATTTACCGTCTTCATCTTCAAAACGCATTTGGTCTTGCATACCACCTGTTACATTGGCAATAATCATTCTACCTGCCATCATAGCTTCAGTTAATGCTAATCCCCATCCTTCATTTGAAGAAGGTAATACCGTTACATCTGCAATATTATATATGTTATTTAATTCGGCTGTATCAATTCTTTGATCTGAAAAGAATATGTTTGATTTTTTACCAAATAATAATGTTTTAACTGCATCTAAATCTGTACCATTGCCGTCTACAACTTGTGTATGTAATACTAAAGCAATTTTATCTGCTTTTTCTTTAGGTAATGAATCTAAAAATATTTTGTGAGCAGCCATTAAATCACTAACACATTTTCTTCTAATGTTTCTTGAATTAAAAAACACTACAAAATCAAATTCTTTATCACCAAATAATTTTTTCTTAGTATTTTGTAATTGTGATTTATCTTCTATAGGGAAAAATTGTTTTTCATTAATTCCATGAGGTATATAAGATATAATTTTACCATCTGCTCTTTTTCCCAAAACCATTTCATTAATATTCTTAGTTTGTTTAGATATTGCCAATAATGTATCACATGATTCATAAAAGGCTCTATTGTAAAGTGGAGCTGGTAAATCATCCCAAATGTTTAAATAAATCATTGGAATTTGTTTTCTTACTTCATTTTCAATAGCAAATAACCAATCATAATATCTTGGATCTGTGAAAAACATTAAACCATCAGGTTTTTCATTTTTTAACATATATCTGATTAAATCAGCATTACCGTATCCATTATTTGGGTAGATAACTACATCTGAATCGGTAAGTTGGGTTTCAGTGTTAGTGGCTTGAGATAAGTCTAATCTTTGACCATGTTCAGGGTGATTAATAGCTGCTCCTATTATTACCCAATTGTAGTGATGGGCAGTCCCTAAAACTATTTCTCGGGCCATTGTAGCAATGCCCGAATGCATTCTAATGTCATCGCAAATGAATAATATTTTTTTCCTTTGCTCTTTAGGTAGATAACCTTCTTTCATAAACTAATTTATTATTTTTCTAATTCTAAGTTCATATGATTATGAACTAATTTTTGGAACTCGGGGTCCGTTAAATACAGATGCATACACCTGTCTGCTAATTTTTGTAATGAGAATTTAGTTTTAATTGTTTCAATTTTAAAGGCTTCAAAGATATCTTTATCTACCTTCACACTTGTTAATTGTTGATTTTGTGACATAATTTATATTTTTTATTATTATTATATATAAATATATGCGTTTTAGTTAAATTTAAATATGTTTTTGATTTCCTCATTTTTATCACATAAGTATTTATTATCCCTGTAAGGACAGAAATGACAGTTATGTTTACTTGGTTTTTTTTCTAATTCAACTTTATTATAATTCCCTTCAGAATCAAATGCTTGATTTAAAAATCCTTCTAACAATTGTGTAGATTTATTTATTTTTATTTTACCTGCGGCAGGTTTAAATTCTTGTATTCGTTTTTGGGGAAAATCCCCCCCTTCATATACTTTTCTTCGAGTAATAAAATACTCAACCTCAATATTATCAATTGGAAAATTATATTGTTCAGCAAAGAATTTTTTATATAAGAGTATTTGAGATATCTTAACATCGTCTTTTTTCTCTTTATCACCCCAACCTCTAGTTGAAGTCTTTATATCAAGAATTTTGATTGTATTAGTAGGTTCATGATAAAACACTACATCAATAAAACCTGTTATAAAGACTTTTTCTAGGGTTTTAATAGGGTTCAAAACAATTGGTAACTCACAACCCATTAAATACCAACCCTTTTTAGAAAAGTAAGTAGCTCGTTTTTCTCTAATAAAATTAAGAATTTGAATTCCATCATCACAAAACTCTGCTAGTTCTGCTGCTGTAGAGAAATGAACATTATTATTCTTTTCTAAAGTAAGTTTGTATTCATTTTTTAAAGTATTTTTAAAATCCGTTTCAATATCTAAGTGATCTGCTGCTACTCCACTTTCCTCATATAACACTGTTAAATAATTTTGTAGAGTTGAATGTAAAGCCGTCCCAAACACCGCATGTATACTAGGTTCAAATACTTTAAATCCATCTCTATACTTCAAACCCCATTGGAATGGGCAGTTAGAAAACATACTTAATTGTGAGTAAGATACATATTTGTTAACCTCATAGTTGACAGGTGGAACTATTACTTTCTTGAGATCCTTTAGTACTGGAGGGATTTGTTTAGCCAAGTTTTTTTCTATTTTGGATTTCTCTATCTAGATAAAATAGAGCTTTTTCTAAATCCTGGATAATATTGTCTTTTTTACCTGCTCTGGAAATATATTTGAGTGTGTTACCTAAATTAAAACCTACTCCCCATGCTTCGATTACTTTAATAGCCTCGTATGGGTTATCTTTACCTCCATAATGTTGAGGGTGGATTACTTGGTTGTTATCATCTTCATCCATTGTAACTATTACTTCTCTTTGATTCATTTCTTCAAATTTTTTTCTTGAGTCACTCATTTTAATAACTTTTTAATTTCTTTTTCTTCTTTACCTAACTGTTGCAAAATTGCAGTTACATCTTGGTGAGTTAGTATGTTACAATAATCTAAAACCTCTCTAGTACTTATTTGAAAGTATTCAGATAATAAACTCAACACTTCTTTTACATATTGTTGTTTTGTTGGTTTTATATATTTGTTGAAGAATTTTTGTTTGGGTAAAGTTTTACAATAAAACTCATATAACCTTTGTTTTGGCATTTGATGTTCTTGAACCTCAGCTACTAATTCAATGTAATTAGGATTCATTGAGATAATTTTATTAATCATGAAATTGTTAAAGATCTCATGCTCCTCGTTCGAAAACGAGGACCATGGCTCTTTGTCATAGGACATTTGTTTTACCCAATCAAAAATTGTTTTAATTTTGGTCATCTTCTAAAATGAATTTGAATTCATCAGGTAAACCATCTTTTAAAACTTCACCAGTTTCTGGGTCATAGAATACTTGAATAGGCAGTACATTATCTTCGTTAGTACCTGTAATGAATTTAGATACTTTTCTTAGTAAGTATCCTTGGTGCCAAATTTTACCACCAGCGGCAGTTAAAATTGGAGTTGTTTTGCTTAAATCTAAGCTCATTTGTGGTTGTTGATCTTCCATCTTTGTTTATTTGGTTGTTAATAATTTTGAAACACAGGCACAGAATGTAATTTCTTTATCAGGTGCCATAATTGATTTGTATTGATAATCTGCTATTATAAGAGTAGCAATTGCTGAATCTGTAAATTCATCTGCTCTTTCAAATAATACTCTATATAATTCATTATAATCTCTAATATTTTCC